GTACATAAGTCGAAGGCTGACTGTAAAGAAATCCTGATGCAGATCGTTTGCCGGATGATGGTAGACCGGGAAGAAGAACGAAACGAACTCCAGTTCTTAGAGGTTGACAGTATGACCATGCGCGGCGTGGGCCCCATGTCGGAAAACTTCTATGGTGTGATGTTGGGCTTCAATCTCCGGAGGCCGGTACAGTATTTTATCAACGAATCGATGTGGGTGTGATATGGGGGTGATGAAGAAACTTAGCGATCAGATGCGGACACCTAAACGGAAAAACTCCCTTTTAGGTGCCCGCGAAGGGTTGCCTTTTGAAATATCGCTGGAGTCGGTCAGTGCTGTTGCCCGTTACGAACGACGGCAGGACAAAGAGAAGTTGAAGCAATTCAATGATGATGTGAAGGCCTGGAGTATTGATGTAACCCGACAATTGCGGAGTAATGTCCGTATGCTGGTGAAGCAGGATGAACAACTATCAGAATCAATTGAACCGAATGTGTATTCTCGGAACGGTGAAGCTGAACGGATTGGTTTTAGTTTTGCCCGTGAAGGAGTTTATATACATAAGGGGGCCGGTCGTGGTCAGGGTGGTTTTCGTGGTGGATCGCGATGGACTGATAAACATGGAAAATTAAAGGAGACGAATCCGCTTTCTTTCTTTAAAATGGGAACCGGGAACCGGAAGCCGATCCGGTGGTTTGATCCGGTGATTGATAAGAACTTGCCGTTTTTGGCAGATGTGGTAGCGGAATATGCCGCTGATATGCAGATCGATGCGACGCGAATTTTTGTAGACAAGGAGGATAGAGAATAGGTATGGCGAATGATTTGAACAGGAGTATAAAGATTTATCTGGATAATAGTGCGGCAATGACCAGCGCGGACGAACTCCAGAAGCGGATCGGTGAATTGGAAGGTAAGTTGTTGGATTTGCAGACGGCAGGAAAAGGCAATTCCGACCAGTCCAAAAAGATCGAAAAGGAACTAACGGCTCAGAAGAAAAAGTATGAAGATTATAAACGTGAAGTAGCGGATACAGAACGTGTGCTGAAGAATCTTAGTGGTGCGACATATAATGAATTATTGCGTGCAAAGAAGGAAGTAGATAAACAATTACGATCTTCTACCCGGAACACAGATTTGTATAATAAAAGGTTAGAGGTTCAGAAAAATATCAGCCGTGAGCTTTTGGTTGCACAAAAGGAAATGCGGCTGGAAATTGCTAGCCAGGCATCGGTTTTTTCTCGTGCCAACGATTTCATTGGTAAATACATGGGACTGATCGGAACGGGTATTGCAGCTATTACCGGTATCACGATGGCATTTTCCAAGTTCCGGGACGAACGGGATAAATTGGAATCTTCATCTGCGAACCTTAAAGCCTTGACGGGGTTGGATGATGATAATGTAAAGAAGCTGGAAGATGGTGCAAAACGGTTATCGACGACTGTAACAGAGGAAGGTGTTCGGATCAGGCAGAGTGCCGTGGAAATTGATGATTCGTTTGCGATCATTGGTAGCCAGCGACCGGAATTGCTCAAAAATGCAGAAGCGTTGGAAAAGGTTGCTCAGGATGCCATATACCTTTCGATTGCCGGTAAGGATAAGCTAGAACCGGCAGCTAAAGCTCTTACTACTGTCATGAATCAAATGAACCTCGGTGCAGAGAACAGCCGACGGATCATTAACGCCATTGCTGCCGGTAGCCAGGCTGGTGCAGGTAATATCCAGTATATTACGGATGCTTTTGAAAAGTCGGGAACAACTGCCAAGCTTATGAATATTGAACTGGAACAGCATATAGGTTTGATCGAAGCGGTTGCGCCGAAGTACTCCGAGGCTTCTATTGCCGGTAACAGCTTAGACAAGGTGTTACTGAAGATGAAAGAGAAGGGGATCGGTTATAAGAATGGAGTGTTCGATCTTTCCCTGGCAATTAGTGAACTGGAAACTAAATTCAAGAACGGGGAGTCGGCTGCAACCTTGTTCGGTGCCGAACATGCGAAGATGGCTGAGATCCTTGTTATGAATAAAAAGGAGATCGAAGATTATACGGCCGCCGTGACTGGTACGAATAAGGCTGTCGTACAGGCTCAGATCAATTCGGATACGAATGAAGCGAAACGCGCTCAGGCTCGTAATAAAATGAATTTGCTCGCTATCGACCTAATGGAAAAACTTAACCCGGCGATCATTGGAGCCATGAACCAAACGGTACACTGGACGGGAAAGCTGGTCACATTAGCAACATGGGTAAGCGAAAATACAACTGAAATACTGGCTGTTGTTATAGGCTTATCGGCTTACACTGTGGCTGTAAAGTCTGCAATTATAGTTGATAAATTACAGGTATTGTGGAATGAGAAGATTATCTCTTCTTTGAAAACAATGTATGCAACTATGTTGAAAAATCCTTATGCACTGATGGGAGCCGTGGTACTGACCTGGTTGCTTTATATGCGCAAAGCAAATCAGGAATTGACAAAGATGGAGGTTGTTCAGAGGCGTTTGAATAAGGTTGAAACTGAAGCTGCTCAAAATATTGCCGAACAAAAGACCGAATTGGAGCAATTTTTACGTGTCGCTCGTGATGAGTCGGAATCGAAAGAACGTCGTTTGTCTGCCTTAAAAAAGATCAATGAATTATCACCTGAATACCTGGGGAATTTGACATTGGAGGAGATCAATACAGACAAGGCAACGACTGCTATCAACAGATATATTGATAGTATATATGCGATGGCGAAAGCTCAGGCGGCTAAAGAACAGCTTGTCGAAATTGAAAAGGAGAAAATCAGACTGGATACTGATCCGGAGGCTTTTCAGGAACAAATATCCTGGTTGGAAGAAATGGAAGTCGGTTTTGCCGGTTTATTCAGCAAAGATAAGTCTGATAGAATGTTAGCTGATATGGTTGCTCGCGGAAGGGAAAGACGTGATAAAGCTAAAGAGTTACTAGATGCTCAGGCGGAGGCTCTACGTGGAATTGTAATGGATAGCAGTAAGACTATCAATGATATATTAGCCGACGATACTTCAGAGTCGGGTGGTTCCAGTAAGAATATGAAGGACTCCGAATTTAAAGCGGCGATGGATTTGAAGTTGAAAGAAATGGAGAATACCCATTCGTCGGAGCTTGCCCTTTTGAAAAAACAGAAGCTGGAGTCTGAACAGACTGAACAGTTCTACAATCTTCAGGTACTTTCTTTCGATGCTATTTATTACCAGAAGCGTCTTGAACAGTTGCAGGACTATTTGAAGAAAGCCGGTAGCAAGAAGATGCAGGCGGAGATCAATAAGCAAATCGTTGACGTACAGACGAAACAGTTAGAGATAGAGCAGAAGCGGGATAAAGAAGTTATTGCCGCTTTGCAGGATAACCGGGATAAGCAATTGAGAATAGTCGAGAATGGTTATACCCAACAGAAAACGGTATTGGAGAAGGCCGTGGCAGAACAGAAGATGACACGTGAGCAGGCAGATGCTTTATCTCTTTCTTTAGATGCGGAAACGGCTGAAAAACGACTGGATATTTATCTGGCTTATCAGAACGACATTCTTTCTCTTGAACTGAATAATGGGCCGGAAAAGGCCAAAGCGATCGAGGATGCAAATAAAGCTGTATTGGATGCTGATTTGAAAGCTTCACAATCCCGTGCTAATCAGCAAAAAGCTTTACAGGATTTGCTGAAGGATTTCAAAGGACAATTCAATCTAACAACAGTTGGTGAAGATACTGAATTACAGCTGAAAGTACTGGAAGACGTTTATAACGCCAAGAAGGAAATGGCTATTAAAGACGGATTGGATACGACAGAACTGGATGCTGCCTATGAGAAAGCAAAAACCAATATCCTGCAACAGGAAGAGGATAAGCGTTATCAGATCCGTCAGCAGTACGGCTTGGTTTCTCTGCAAGAAGAGTATGAAAAGGAAATGCAATGGTTACAGCAACAACGTGATCAGGAGTTGCTGAGTTTAGAAGAATTTGAAAAAGCCAAAGTCCAGGTAAAAATCAAATATCTGAAAAGTAGTTTTGATTACTATTCGGATATGTTTTCCGGCGCTGTATCAGCTTTGCAGGAGGCAGAACTGGCGAATATTGATGCAAAATATGACGCGGAGATCCAACGGGCAGGGGATAACTCGGAAGAGGTTGCCCGGCTGGAAAAGGAGAAAGAGAATAAGAAACTTGCCGTACAGAAAAAATATGCCAATGTTCAGTTTGCTATTAAAGTTTCAGAGATCATTGCAAATACGGCTGTAGCAATCATGCAGGCTTTTGCTCAGATGGGTCCCATTGCCGGGGCTATTGCTGCTGCTGTAATGACAACGACAGGGGCGGCTCAGATTGCGGTTGCTAATGCTGAACGCAAGAAAGTAATGAACATGACTGTGGACGGTTCCGGAAGTAGTGGTGGTAGTGGAACGCGGGTTGCTACCGGTAGTAGCTCCAATGCCGGGTACTATGTCGGAGGCTGGTCTGGTGATGGCAGTCCGTATGAGGTGGCTGGTCCGGTTCATAAGAAAGAATATGTTGTACCATCTTTTGTCATGAGTGAACCGGCGGCCATGAACCATGTTGTTGCTCTCGAAGCTATGCGTAGGCAGAAAACAAATGCTAACCCGTTACCCGGTTCTGTCGTGGGAATGGCAACCGGTGGTTATAGCGGCAATACGCCAAAGGAACCGGATGATACGTCTGTTGGTATCCCTCTGTCAATAATCAAGATGCTAGTATCATTACTTACACAGTTGAATAAGGGGCCGCTGAAAGCATACGTTGTGCAATCTGAATTACAGGCAGAGCAAGATAAGTTAAATGAATCCCGTAAAATTGGTAGTAAGTCATGAAAATAGTGCATTCATCCGGGCAAGAACTGAAACTGAATCCCGGTACCGTGTTGGAAATGGAACGTAGTAATCCGTTTTTTAATGAATATGGAGAGCAATCGCTTCCGGTAAAACTTCCTTCGGATGAGTATAATCGTAAGATACTTGGTTTTCCAGATGATATGGCGGGAGTAAATAAAATGCCCTCACGGGCAGATGCGACGATTCAGGATGGTCTTTTCTCAATCCGTTGCCGGCAGGCTATATTGTCTGCCAGCCGGAAAGATGGGATTGATACATCTTTTTTCCTTAACATCGGATCTTTTTATGAGAAAATGAAAGATGTACAATTAACAACTGTCTTTAAAGATAAAGTCGTTAAATTTTCATCACTTACCACTGCGATCAACTTTGTCCGCTCGTTAATGATTACTCCAGATCCTCGCTTTTCCTGTTTTCCAGTCTTGGCAGAAAGTCATGATAATGGCGAGATAATTTGCCTGAACAGGGTTGGTGGCCCTATTAAGCCGGACGGTTATTATACCCTGTGGAATGAACAGTACCGGGAAGAGACTGTTGATGATAAGACTGTCTCAACTCCGGCCGGGTATTATATTACTCCGTTTATTAAAGCAATGCATTTATTGGAGGAGGTTTTTAAGTATTTGGGGTATACGCTTGAAGAAAGTTTCTTTTCTCGGACAGAACCGTTTAAGTCGATGGTATTTTTGAATAACAACATTGATACTATAGTCAATGCCGAAATACGTTACGATCAGATTGTTCCGAGTTGTAATATTTCGACGATATTAGATATATTTCGTTACAAATTTTGTTGTGAGTTTATTCCGGACGAAGCCCGGCGAAGTGTCAGAATTGTACTGTTTAACGAGATCGCTGACGGTAATGCAAGTCAGGACCTAACAAGATTGCTGACGGCTCCGATTAGTATCAACCACGGAGGAAAATACAAGCAGGTGAAGTTGTCGGCAGAGAAAGGCCCTGTATTATCATATAGTAATGATGAAGGAAAGTTGGTTTCTTTAACTCCTGATTATCTTTCGAAGTCAATGTATGAAATAGCGGCTATGTATCCGGAAGCCTTTATTGATCTTACACGGGGATGGATTATTCGGGAAGGCTTTTCTGCGGTTGATTACGTGATAGAAAAAGTAGGAACCTTAAATTGTGGTTATTATGCCGGTGGCACTCTGGAGGCTGAAAAAAAGGAGTCTCCTGATACACTTGTCAGCATAGAATTTGAAACGCTATCAAGTGGTGTTGCACCTTACATTGGTACGACCAGAGCAATAAATTCGAAAATAGTCTGGAACAATGATCCTACACAAGGTAGTAATACTGAAAACTCGACTCAGGAAAAATCGGAATTGAAACCTATGCTATGCTTTACGGCTCATAGAACTTCACGGTTTGACTCTGGAACGATCTATGCCTATCTTGATACACGAGAAAGGATATGGGATTATTCACTGGCATATAACGGTCCGGATGGATTGTATGAAAAGTTTTGGCGTAAATATGATGATATGCTCCGTAACTCGATGCGCCCTGTTACAACGAAAATGCTTTTGTCGGATATTGACAAACTCAATATATCGGCCCATGAAAAAGTAATAATAAACAATCAGGAACTATTACCAAATGTAATCAAATATAACATAGGTAAGAATGTTCCAACTGAATGTACTTTTTTGACAACAAAATTGTATAACCCAGTTTCTTCTGCTAAATCTGAATCAGAACATTTTCCATCCTCTAAGTATCGCTGGAACCGTCGCTGGTCGAATAGCGTAGGAAGTCAATACAATTGGATGCAGTTGAAAGAACAAGCTCCGATATCGTTTTTTCCACCTCCCACAGAAGAAGAATACAGGCGCGGAGGAAGGTACCATGTGGAGACGCATGCCTGTTGGTTTGCTATAGAGATTCGTTTAGCAGGGAAAATTCCTATTCTGGTTGATAAAATAGAAGGAACATTAACTGTATGGTTAGAGCCTGTTCTAAGGGAGTGGTAATTGTCCTTTACCTATCTGTTAGTCACAAATACATTTGCTGAAAAAATGAATAATGGCAGGAGTTTTAAATAAACCTGATGCGCTGAATCTCTCCGGTAACATGAATCAATTTCTGTTATCCTCGACCGGTTTGATATCCTTTATTTTGAAAAAAGGGAATCAAACTTTATTGGAGCAGAGTTATGAGCCAGGTCCCGACCTCATGGTCCGGATTGATTTGAAAGAGGTTATCGAAGGACAATTGAGTTACAATCTGGATGCCGGATCGTTATTTTATGTTCAGCCAAACTTGGCAGAAACATTTACAGCCGTAATTGATGGAACAGAATATAACTTTAGGGTTGTTCGTGGTGGTGTGGCCAATCTGGCGGATACGGCATCGAACTGGTTGAAGCTACATTTTCTGACTTGGCAACCGCGTGTTAAGCCTGTTACCTATTATTCACCTGAATGGCTGACCTATTATGCTGTAGAAGAATGTACCGCGAAACTCAAAGCGACGTATCCGGACAAATCAACAAAAGTAATTTCGCTGGGAACTTGTGTTGCCGGTCATGTTACGACAATGAACCTGCAATACTCGGTAATAGCCGGTAAACTTGGAAACACCTATCCGTCTTATTACGAAGTATGGATAGAGAGGTCCGGTACAAAATTGTCCGAATCTCAGGTATATGCTTTTTCCGATCCTATATCTGATGATGAACAGTGGTATCTTTTTGAAAATAGCTTAGGAGGTTTAGATACTTTCCGGGCGACAGGAACAAACAGCCTGAATGCCGAACATGAACATAATATAGCTGAATTTGGCGATGTGCGGGAGGAGTATCAGGTAGACACCCAGCGAAAGTATACGAAAAATACTGGCTACCTGGATGAATACTCTCGCCGTTGGCTGCTTGACTTTTTTCCCAGCCGTGCAAAATACGTATATGAAGCAACTGCTATCCGGAAGATTGTTGTAACAGAGAGCAATGCGACATATGTTTCGAACGAATTACCAAGCAGTTATACTTTTACCTGGCAGCTGGCCGAAATATCGACCTATTTAAACCTTGTTAAAAACGAGAACGATATCCCGGACAACTTAGTCGCTCCCGATCTGTCATCGCCGGATTTTATTTTACCCCCTCGGTTAGCTGAGTTTCCGAGGGTACAACTTACTGAGGGGGTACTTATTCCGGCCTTCGATCCGAATAATCCAAAACCGACTGTCACGACCTATGGAGCGATCCATAATACAATCAAAAATGCCGTAGTTAAAGAACTGGAAGAAGAGATCGGAAATATCGGAACTGGTCCGGGCGGCGGTGATTGTATTGAAATAATTAAACTAAATGATCTAACTTTACCTACAGATGAAAATGTTTTTTCGGCTTCTCGAACTTTAGATGAAATTAGAAGGAAGATAGAGGACAACACCGTTACACTTGATGCCCGTTATCTCCGTAAGGATATAGATGATACTGGAGAGGGGAACTATGAATTTATGAAAAATATCTTCGTTCATGGTGAAGCCGGTTTGACCAATGCTTTGATTGTCGAGGCTCTCTACTCTGATATCCATGCCGCCGATTTTGATGTTGTAGGTTTTCACCTGTCAGCCGAAGGTGATGCTTGGTTGAATAACATCTATGCTAAGAAGGATTCTTATTTCGCAGGAAATCTATCATCTCCAAACTTTTCGTCTGGATTCCCGGCCGGCTACGGATGGGCAATTACCTGGCGCGATGTAGTTAATGCAGCTGGTGTGATAGCAAAGAAAACACATCTTGAGATTGACGATGCGACTTTCCGTGGTGTTTTACGCGTGTATGAGATGGTAATCTCTCAATTGTTAGGTGAGAACGGAACTCATTTGACTACCGATATGATGAAGATCAAATCGGTAGACATTGCGAATAAGATCATTTATCTGGACACAGAAGAAAACGTGTTGTATAATCCGTTTTGGACAGACGATGTATTAATGGTACAGCGTTTTAATGGAATGCCGACACCGGAGAATGACTATTATGTCACGAAGCAGTACGAATTTGCTGTTGAAGAAACGCATATCGGTAGTGTTGATGAAGAAGGGAATCGGGTTGACTGGATTAAATACAAGAATTTTGTCGGTGACGAATCTCTCATGGAGGCCCGTGATACATTGGTCCGAGTGGATAATCTAACCAATCCGGATCGTAAGGGGATCATTAAACAGACAAGTGTGGAACCTGGCAGTCCGTACATGGATATTATCTACGCGATGAAGACGGACCCTGAAAACGCAATCCGTGCTCGTTATGGCATGTTAGATGGACTTATAACATCTTATTGGGGACAGCTATATGGACCTGGAATCATGTGTGACAACGCCTATCTGAAGGGGCACTTTATGTTACACACTGGTGAAGACGTGAAGACAAAGTTTGAGATCATGGAAGGTTTGTTCCGCTCCGAAATCTCTTCGATCAAGACTCAGATATCAACTAAGGACAACTACCTGTCTAATGCTTCATTCGCGACCAATACTGATAAATGGTCGACGGTCAACGAACAGAATGTATTCGCTGTGAACGGTCGGATACTGATGTTTAACAACAACCTGTATGCGAATAAGAAAAAGATAGCCGCTATCGTCTCCGATGCCGGCCAGCGGGTATTACGTATTAAAAACAGCGTGGTCCGGCAGGCTAACGCAGATCTGGCGAACAAACCTTCGCTTGACATAACCGGTGAGACAGTAGTGATTCCGACGTTTTACGTGTCGTTCAAGTACCGTTGCCTGGTTCCCGGCTTGCTGAAGGTCGGTTTTGCGGGCAAGGAACTGTATACCGAGGAAAACGTGTCGGTGTCGAACGATTATGTTTTGAAAGAGTTTAGCGGCAAATGGGACGGAACCGGTGACTTTATCGTTGAATGTACCGGAGATATCTACGTCACCATGCTGGCTCTTACTACGGATGCCCTGGCTGATTTTAAGCTGGAGATGAAAACGATCATCGAGCAGACCGACGAACATATTAAGCTGCTGGGTGAGAAGATAGACAAGAATGCCGGTACGATCACCAATCTGGGTATTGAACTTGATAACGTCAACGAATCACTGATGCTGTACGCGACCAAAGCAACAGTTAATGATTTAGAGAGTCGTTATCAGTCATCCATGCTTGAACTGACTCCGGCAAAGATTAATGCGACGGTTAGCGAACAGATCACCCGCGTCTCCGAATCGGCCAAAGCAGCTGCGATCGCGGTAGCTAACAAGGCTCAGGAGTCAGCGAATAAAGGTATTGCCGATGCTAAGGCTGCCAGCGACCGGTTGACCGGTTGGGCTAGCGATGGCGTAATCTCTCCGCCAGAGAAGTTGACATTGAAACAGGAGGCAAAAGATTTAGCCTCTGAAAAGGTAGAGATCATCGCCAATGCCGGCAAGTACGGAATCGCTACGACTGGTTATGTGAATGCTTACAACGCTTATCTAGGCGAACTCAATTATCATAGTACCGCTACACCGGAGAACATTGCGATCCGGACCACATTTGCAACCTATCAGACGGCTTATTATAATGCCCGTCAGTCTATCTTGGATCAGATCGCAGCTAAGACTAAGCAGTCAGCTCAGGACTATGCAGACAATGTCGGTAAGACGATAAGTGCTAGCCTAAACATAGAGAAAGGTAGAATTGACGCTCTTGCCGGTAAGTTTGACGCGAACGGCAAATTGATAGAGGGGGCCGGTTGGATCACAACAACCCAGGGTAATACGCTGTGGGCTAACAAATCCGCCTTTGACTCTTTAACTCAGACCGTTTCTGATCATTCCTCCAAATTCAATGTCAATTCATCTTGGATTTCAGGTCTTGTCTCTCGTGTTACAGTGGCAGAAAACGGAATCAGAAGCCTTAATAATGCAGGCTTCATAACAAAATCTGACGGTAATAATTGGTGGGTAGCTTCAACGGATTATACCGGGACGTCTATTGTAAATAAGATAAATCAAAGTTCTACTACAACGAAAATATTAGCTTCAAAAGTAGACATTCAGGCTTATAATTTGAATCTGATCAGGAACTCTGGTAATTGTCGAAATACAGCTTACTGGCAGGCCGATGGTAATGCATCTAATTTGTCAGTATCCAACGGTTCCATATCAATCAACTTTTCAAATTCTTATGGACGACTATACAATCGAAGTCTGGCTGGCATAAGGTTAATGGGAGGTCGAAAGTATACATTAAGATTTAGTCTGTATTCATCAATTACAACAAGCGTTCCTATTTGGATAGGCTCGTATCAAAAAGATATATCGGTTGTATCAGGTGATAGAGAGTATACTTGGACATTCACTGTATCTAGTAATACAGATGCACAATTCTTTTGCTTGTATTGCCAAACATCTTGCCGAATGATGATCAACTGGATAAAATTAGAAGAGGGCGAGTATGCAACAGCTTGGACTCCTAATCCGAATGACTCTATTTATTCTCTTGATTCAGATTTGGTCGCCGCTTTGAATGGGACTACTATTTCCGGAGGACTACAGCTTACAACAAAAATAAAATTAGGGTTACTATCCGGTGGGGCTTGGACGGAACAGGGTGGTATCTCTGCTAACATTGATAATATCATGTTATGGGCAGGTGGAACCTATGATCAGGCGAAGACAGGAACGGCTAAGACTATTCTATATCATGATGGATCAGGTAAGTGGACTGGAAAGTTAGAAAGTAATTCAGATGGTAATAGAATAATTATTGATCCATTAGAAAGAGGGCTTAAAATGATGTCGTCTACTTTAGAAGTCGCAAAATTACACTGGATGGATACGGGAGCTGTAAGCGTACCATTTTTAACTATGGCACAATATGTCAATGGACAGGAAACTTATAGAGCAGGTTTAAGTCCGGCTGGATTGTCTATTACTTATGAAGGAACTGAATTCGCAACCTTTATGGCTGGAAGGACACAACTCAAACTTGGTAGATCTATTTTCAATTACGAGCCACAAGGTACAGTTTATCAGGGTACATTATGGTATGATTCTTCTGGATATGTACGAATAAAATTATAGTGACTAACAATTAAAACAACACAATCATGAAAGTAAATTTTAATCAAGCATTTAAGAGTTTCGATGGAACGACGATCACCGAAACAGTCGAAGACGATAAGGGTGTAAAAACTAAGGACAAGATGATTTCTACGATGGTAGCATCATTTCTCTTTTTGGGTGAGGGGTTAACCTCGGTAGAAGAAAAAATGATGGCTGCAAATTTGTCCCAACGTATTTACACAGCTAAAGAGCCGATCGAAATCAGTTTAGAAGAAGCGGCCCTTATCAAAAAATTGGCAGGAAATCTCATCGCCGGGGCATATGCTCAGGTTGTAAACCTATTAGAAAATAGCTCTAAAAAATAAACGACATGCAAATCAGTAGTGATAAAAGAGAACGAATAGGGGTAACAGAGGTGTCAGCTGGAGTAATTAACACCTATACATTTACCCAGGAAGCCGGGCAGGAAGTGACAGATATCAATATCGTTTCGTCCAAATCTGGAAATAAAGTAGCTGGAACTCATTACATGGGTACCTCCAACCGGTTGTTGATTGACGTGACGGATTATAAGTATCTGACGAAAGACGAGCGTAAAGCTATCATATCCACCTTGCTGGGTGATATTGATAATATCCTGGCAGAGAATAAAACAAATGAAGAATGATGAATCTAACGGACAACGAAATACAAGAGCTGGGCCGGTTGATCCTTGATTGGCTCCAAGCGCAAGCGCAGGGCGTAGGAGATGGCGATGTTGAAGTGGTCGGTACCCTGGCAAACATTAACTCTCTGCTAGCTTATCAGAAAACCGGTACGCTGGTTAAAATCGTCGAGGCGCCGCTATCCCTGTTAGGCGTCGGCATGCAACGAACGGAAACACATCTTCAGTGGAAATTGGGGGCGGGTGCCTGGCAGAACATTATTCCACTCTCTGACCTGATGGGTAAGGATTTTAAGTTTTCAGACTTTACTCCGGAACAATTGGCTTTGCTTACGTTGACCTTCGAAAAGCTGACTCCGGAAGAAAAGGAAAGTTTGAAACTGAAATTTGCCGACCTGTCAGAAGCCGACATTGCTCTGCTCCAGAAGCCGGCTACCGATGCCGCCAAAATTGTCACCGACAAGATGGCTCAGATCGAGCAAACCGCTGATCGGAAAATAGCAGACTTGACAACCTTTGAAACTACGGCCAAAGAACAGGAAGCTGATCGTGTTGACGCAGAGAAGAAACGAAAAGCCGAGGAAGGAATACGGAAGACCGACGAAGCTACCCGTAAATCAGACTTTGAGAAGATTAAAACGGATGCTGGAGAAGCGACAGAAAATGCTAATGCCTCTGCTGCGAATGCCGATGAAAAAGCAGGATTGGCGAATACCGCTGCTGATTTGGCAGATAAAGCAACAAAGAACGCTGATGATGCTGCCGGAGCCGCGAATAGAGCCGCCGAACAGGCTATTACTGAAGCCGGGAAAGCTACCGACGCTGCTGAGTTAGCCGAAGAAAAAGCTGGATTGGCGAATACAGCTGCTGAGCTGGCGAAAAGGTCCGCTGTGAATGCCGATGAAAAAGCGAAAGAAGCTGAAAAACAGGCAGATTTAGCAAGTAAGGCTACAGAGAATACGGAGAAAGCAACAAAGAATGCCAACGACGCTACTGGAGTCGCAAATGATGCAGCGGAATTGGCTAAAACTGCTGCCAGGAATGCCACAGATGCCGCTGTTCTAGCGGAAGAAAAAGCGGGAGTCGCGAATGCCGCTGCAGAATTAGCTACTTCGTCTGCCGTGGCCGCTCAAGAAACCGCTGATCATCCGACTTATGTCGGTGACAATTTCTATGTCTACAAATGGAACAAGGAGACAAAGGCTTATGATAAGACAAATGTCTTTGTAAAGGGAGATGGTTTCTCAGTCAAGAAAGTGTATCCTTCCATTTCAGTCATGAACGCTGACCTGGATAATCCTGATATCAAGGAAGGCGACTTCGTCCTTATCAATACCAATGATGTAGAAGATCCGGATAACGCTCAATTGTACAGTCGTACCGAAACGGGGTTCAATTTTCTCGTTGATATGTCAGGGCCAATAGGGTTTACCGGTAAGACACCACAGTTCTCGATCGGAAATGTATCAAAAGGTGATGATCCTGCAGTATCCCTATCTCTTGACGGAACCGATCCGGATGGTAATCCCAAAAACAAATTGAATTTCGTATTACCGAAGGGAGATACTGGTAATGTCGGTCCCGTTGGCCCGGTAGGCCCAGAAGGCAAACAAGGGCCAATAGGTCCGAAAGGTGATACCGGTGCCGCATTTACCTATGACATGTTTACTCCGGAACAGCTAGCCTTATTGGTAGGTCCTGTCGGTCCAATTGGCCCGAAGGGTGAAAAGGGTGACAAAGGTGATAAAGGTGACAAGGGAGATCAGGGGATACAAGGTATTCAGGGGCCAATCGGTCCCAAAGGTGAGATCGGCTTAACTGGCTCGGCAGGAGTAAAAGGCGATAAAGGAGATACTGGTGCCCAGGGTCCGCAGGGCTTACGCGGTGAAAACGGTATATCCTGCGACTGGCAGTGGTCCGGCACCAGTTTGCGTATCTACGGAGCTTCCGGGTGGAGTAGCTATGTAAATTTACTTGGCCCTCAAGGTCCGAAGGGCGACACTGGAGCGACTGGACCCGCTGGCGCTAAAGGAGCAACCGGAGCAACTGGTCCGCAAGGTCCTGCCGGTGCTCGTGGAGCGACTGGTCCAGCCGGGTCAAATGGCTCTAATGGAGTTTCCTGCGACTGGCAGTGGTCAGGAACCAGCTTGCGGATTTACGGTGCATCCGGTTGGAGCAGCTACGTAAACCTTAAAGGCGCAACGGGGGATAGAGGCGCTACAGGTGCAACCGGTCCTCAAGGTCCCAAAGGAGATACAGGTGCACGCGGTGCAACTGGAGCAACCGGACCGCAAGGCCCTAAAGGGGATTCTGGTGTATTTGATGGGGGTACGGTAAGTAGTACTATCTATTTTAACTTTTCGGGAGCTATGATTTATAGCCGGTATACAAATGGAGGATGTGGTGTTCAGGCAACACAGACATCAATGCAGTTATATACGGGGCAAGGATCGGCTAAAGTCTCAATGGTAAATGGTGGTACTGAAATGTTTTATACGACATCATCTATTGTAGCTGCTGCCAAATCCGTTACGGTAGTATCTGATATGCGGTACAAAAACATGATACGTCCGTTCGAATCCGTACTGGATAAGATCAATAGGCTTAATCCATTTTACTTTTACTATAAAGGAGATGAGCCAGACAATGTGTATGGAGGTTTGTCGGCGCAAGAGTTGTTGACCGTTTATCCTGAATTTGTCAGACACTTAGACGATCATTATTCGGTCGATTATGGGAGCCTCACAACCTGTATAGCCATTAGGGGGATACAGGAACTACTTGAAAGAATAGAAAGTTTAGAACAAAAAATATCAGCGTAAAATGAAGAAAGAAGAAATTGTGAATTTGAATCGTACACTATTGTATGTGTCGTTCGGAAACATGAGTAAGGCTGGCAAATCAGCCATGATGCGTAATTTGGTCCGGTTGGGAAAACACTCGAAGGAAATCGAGGAAGCTATGAAGATCGCTTTCGATAAGTTCAAACCGGCCGGCTTGGATGATCTTATGAAGAAGAA